GCAATGCCCACATTGTTGTCTTTTCTAAATCATTTAGAAATTCTGGATAAACTTGTTTCAGTTCATAATCCATGAGTGTTTTATACCCTTTTTCTTTTTTTGATGTAACCAATTTATCCAGGTCCCATCCTTCACGATCCATTTTAGTTTGTAGTTTATGACCACGGCGTCCCCAAAAGATTAATACTTTGGGACGGGGGTTGGTTCTGTCTTCCATATAGATAGCACCCCAAACTTTGTCTGAACCGTCCTTATTTTTCCAACCAATAAATTTATAGTCAATCATACTTTTCATACTTCTACAGGTTGGTCAAGGATGTTTTCTGTATCGCCATCGCTAGCAAAAGTAAATCCTAGCCCTAGCATTATTTCAGTCTCTGCTGGTGTACAGTTGCCACGAAAGATAAAAATCCTACGGGTCAGATTGTCTTTAGAGTAATAGATCCTGTATGACACTCGGGGCACATTTAATTTTTCTGAAAGTATAGCTAACGATATCTCATCACTCCAATCTTCGGTGATAGATTCCCGTTGTTGTTCATACATAAAATCTTTCATCATTCTTCAACTCCATATTCTGCTTTCAACTCGTCCAAAGCCTTACGAATCTTCTCGGCAACAGGTAGATACTTATCAGGATGTATAGGATGATAAGTGTATTCCATACCCGCCCATATCTTGCTACCTGTCAATAATTTATCAACCTCTGCTAGAATTTCAAATCTAGGATCATTCCACATCTTGATTACATTATCAGGTACGATTGGCATGTTCATTCTTCAACTCCGAAATGTGATTCTAATCTGTGGACAATATCTGTGGACACAACATCAGCATCCCATTCATTCTTAAAAATTATGGATGGATGGTCCTGACATTTTTTAATACATTCCCGCACAATCAACTCGGCGAATCTTTCCAAGACCTTGTCTTGGCCATATGTCATATAATCTGGATACCCAGCATCCGCGGCAAGTTCTTTAATTCGTTCGTTCATTACTTTACTCCAAAAGTGTTCAATGCTGGACGCAATGTGTTAATCAATAGTGTTTCACGCTCATGTGCAGGACGCTTGCCACGAACAACTTCAATAACACCGAATACAAAACGCTCGGCACCACGTTCACGCAATGCACAACTCAGGCCCCAATTCTTACGCTCAGTCAAGGCCCGTTGCATATGCTTTTGCATACGACGGCGTAATGTGCGAAACACATTACCCTTGAATGACAATGCAGTAAGACCGATATAAGTTTCCTGTGTAACTACATCTTGAATGTAGTACAGGACCTGGTTACGATCTGTTCTGCGCTTGCGGACGATTTTCGAGTTCATAAGTGTATTATATACCCAAAACCATTTAATGTCAAGTAGGAATTGCTCAAAAAATGAGCAATTTTACGGGGTGAAATTCAATTTTACTATGTGAAATGCTTAATTTTTAAGCAGTTTTGTATTGTTGTATTTTTACAACGGATTTTCCGAAGTTTCTTTGTAGGATTCTGTCAGGTATTCATAGTTTGTAGTGTCTATGTTCTCACGCAAAACTATAGCCCCGTTCTTTAGATGGAATCTGCGGGCTATGTTTGTCTTAGGGCTTAGTGTCACAAATCTTGTAACGCTAGGATATTGTGCTTGAATTCCCTTTACTGCTTGATACAATAATTCTTTTCCCTTACCACTCTTGTAACTCCAGATAGTATAAAATATGGCGGTAGTGGGCACTTGAGCAGTTTTATGCAAACCTGCAACATCTTCTGGAACAAAGTCATGGAAGCTAACACAGACCATTGCCTCTGGTTGTTGTTCTTCGTCAGTTAGTGCGGCGACAACTCTGCCGTCGCTAACTCTAAAATCTTTAGAGATTTCAGGGCGGACGGGATCATCTTTTATAAAACTTAATAATGTGTGTGATAGGTCTGTGATGAATTGAAACATGATATTGTTATTTATACGTACATTATAAAAAAGTAATTTTATCCATTAAAAAAGGGGCCGAAGCCCCTTTTTACATTGTTGGTCCGTTGCCATTTTTGAAACCAACTGAGCCTCCCTCTGCCTCGATGCGTTTAATAACATCTTCGAATAAGATAGGAGTAAAGTCAGTTTGCTCAACACAAACACAATGATAGCGAACGTCTGGTTCATCACTATACAAAACTTCTCCGGTCCTAGCATCAACCCCACGTGCTTTCTTTACACGATTAGAATGTAAATGTCCGTGAATGTTGGTACCAAATCTACCCAAGCTATCACTATGCAACGGAATATGACTTAAAATCATTCCGTTCATAACATGATATGCTCGTAATTCGCGGAAGTATAATCTATATTCATCATCACGGAAGATATCGTGATTGCCGCGAATTAAAACTTTATCACCGTTTAAGCGAGCCATCGTTGGTAATGCTTTGCGATTGATAACCACATCACCCAAGTGATATACTTTGTCGTTTGGACGAACTGTATCGTTCCACCGCTTAATCATTTCCTCATCCATTTCATGTGGATCAGTCCACGGGCGAATCTTTGTCACTCCGTCTGATTCTGTAAACCTACACACTCCGGCATGACCAAAGTGTGTATCACTAACTAAAAATACTGCTGGCATATTATTTCTCCTTTTTTACTCGGCCGATTCTGCTTGCCTTGTTCCATGTGTACGCTACTCCATCTGGAGTCTTTCCGTCTACTACACTATCAACACCGAATCGTCCTACAATTTCAAACTCACCACCACTGATGGTGACAAATTTACCTAAAACTTTAGCATAATTCATAGCCAAATCAAGGGTATCAAATTCTTCTTCTACATCAGTAGCAATTACTTTAAACATTATTTTATTTTCCATTCTGTATTGTAGCATAAATCATATTATAACACAAGAGGATTGTATGGAAAAAACAACAGTTTGGAATTCCGGTCATAATGATTACAAAAAACATACACTTGTTATCAATCCAGAAACCAAAGTAAACAGTTTTACAACTGAATTATTAGACGTAGAGCCAACGGGATTATCAAATATATTTGACATATTTGCAATGCATGTTGAACAGCGACAAACTAAATTTGTTGATTTGTTATACAGTGGTGGATTAGATAGTGAATGTGTGTTACTCGCAATGCTAGAGAAAAAAATTTCATGTAGACCTATTACAATGCGAATAATGATTAATGGGTTTCCAGTAAATTTACATGATTTATATTATAGTGAAAAATTTTGTAGAGAACATAATTTAAAACAAACTTTCATTGATTTAGATGTTATGAAATTCTTTGAGAACGGTAATCATCTTAAATATATAGAACCCTATGCTATCTGTTATCCCCATGTAGCATCACATATGTGGTTGATTGAGCAATGTTCGGGATTTCCAGTATTTGCCGGAGATTACAGTTGGCCATGGACTCACCTACCAATGCTTAGTCCTCACCGTAGTGGATTTAGTTGCTATGACTTGTGGATGCATGATAACAATATCACAGGGATAGGTAACATGATTAATCATTCAATAGATTCTAATATGATGTTTATCAAAACTCATTTAGAAGTTTTTGATGAAGCACTACATGATGGTAATTATTCTAAAATACCTTTATTGAAAAAATCTATTTTAGAAAGACTAGGATTTTCTAATGTTGAACTTAGAGCCAGAAGCTACGGTTGGGAAGCAATCCCAGATGAATTATTCAATATGAGGTCAAATATACAGAGTCTGGTTGGTAACTTTGGTACCACTACGCATAGAATTGAGTGGAATGAAATGATAGGAAATGTCATTGGTTCAGGCCCGGGATACAATGACAAATTTAAATAATTAAATTAATTCAATACTGTAAGTAGGGTGTGAACTATTATATTTAGTACGATGTGCTACTACAAAGTCTATCCATTCTTGGGCAGATTCCATATCTTTTGCCAATCGAGTGGTTTTTAACCCATTGTTTTCTACAGAATTAAAGTCAACATCAATTTTGCCTGCCATATAAAAATCGTAGAGACCTTGATTGAATTCCTCGTATGCAGAAAAGGGTTGTCCCGTAAAGGGATCATCAACCCATTCAAATCTCATTTTTACTGTATAACTCATTAAATATCTCCTTATATATTATTTATTGCGGTGGAATTATCTGTACTATTTCTTCAAATCTTACTGTAGGATGAGAAGCATTATGACTATCTCGGTGAGCTAGCAATGATGCGACCCAAGATTCTGCTGCTGTTTGGTCTCTTGCAAGACGAGTTACTTTTAATCCATCATTTTCAATTAATGCATCCCTGGAAATATCGCCTCTCCCAGATGCTTCTGCAATCAACTGGCGTGTCTCTGTATAGGCTTCCATAGTCAATCCAAGTGTAGGATCTTCTGCCCATTCAACTATTACTTTTACTTTAAATCCATTAGCCATAAAATCTCTCCTTTATGTAGTATTTAGCAGTATTTATCATTTGGAGCGGGTAGAGAGAATCGAACTCTCACGCTAACCTTGGCAAGGTCACAAGCTACCATTACATCATACCCGCATATTAACTTGGTACATCGTGACGGGATCGAACCGCCGACAGCCACCGTGTAAGGATGGAGTTCTACCGCTGAACTAACGATGCATACTATCTTATCCTGTTCGTTGAATCAAATGATAACCAAATTGTGTTTGTACTGGGCCACTAACTTGACCAACTTCACTACCAAACGCAACATCTTCAAAAGGCTTTACCATTTGTCCACGCTGAAAACTTCCTAAATCGCCACCATTCTGTCCACTTGGACACTTGCTGTGAATTTTTGCTAATGCACTAAAATCTTCACCCATTGAAATCTTTTCTTTTAATGAAACCGCTTCGTTCAATGTTTGAACTAAAATATGTTTTGCTCTTACTTGCATTGTTTATCTCCTTCTTCAGTATTATACAATGTTCTCACTATATAGTCAAATGCTTCTTGCTCATTTTGGGCATCCTCAATATCTTTTCTTGAGGGTTTGCGAAATATCTTATCAAAGCTATTTGCAAATTCTTCTTGACTTACACTATATGGTCTTGGGCTACTACCTTTACTCATTTACTTTCCTTATTACAAACAAATGTACAAAAACCCCAATAAGAATTTATTATATTTATATTAGTAAAACCCAAATTCTTTAATGTTTCTTGATACCACTCTATATCATCAATGAACATAATGTCTTTTACACTTTGTTCTTTTATTTTAATTTCTTCTTCAGATACTCCTCTGCTACGTTTGTAATTATGATACTGCGTTATGGTGTAGGGATCAAGGGATATTTTTTCAGATAAAATCAATGTACCGTTGTCGTTTAATGAATCGTAAATTTCTTTTAGATAAGATACTTTTTCTTTAACAAAATGCAAAGTCCAATTCATTATCACTAAATCAAAACTTCCAAATTCTTTGGGAAATTTATCACTTGTAGCAAGAGTGAAATTGTAATCTATATTGCAAGCAGCAATCATATCAGGACTGCTATCAACCCCATATAAATTTGTAAATCCATTCGTTTTGAACTGTTTAAGAGTCACTCCGGTTGAGCAGCCCACATCAATAATTTTTGAATTTAATTTATAGTTGTACCGTGCAAGTTCTACACATTGTTGTATAACCTGTTCATAATTGGGTATATGTCTACTTGCATGCCAATACCAATTTTGTGCTATGTTAGCATCAAATTTCCATCCCTTGGAATGCCAATACAAAGTTTGTGCTGTTTTAGTATTAACCTTTTCTTCCTTAGAATTCCAATCAATTAAATTTTTTTCGTAGTGTTCTTCTGCATTTATAAAATCAAAAACTGTTTTTTTATCAGCCGTTTTAGAAAAACGCAATCCAAATCTTTTAAATGGATGAAACACTCCATTCACCCCGTTCATGACTTCTCTAAATTTATCATAAACAATATGATCATTCTGGTAACCCATTTCTGTCATATGATTTATAATAAATTTAATACTAGGTAATGAGCCGTTATATACAATAGTTTGATTATTTGTTGCATGTATCATTGGAACTTTTCCATAGTATATAAATGGATATGTTTCTAACAAAAGAACTCGTTCGTTTTCTGATACATGTCGCCACTCTTTACCTTCAAACAGCGTTCCTATTGAAGAACCAACTGAAAAGCCAGGTGGCACTGGAGTTTGACTTTCTATATAAATCAAGTCACCTATATTGACTATGCTATTTAAAAACGGTATAGGATCATAGAATGCATAAATTACACCACTTGCTATAACAACATCAAATTTTTGCGTATTGTTACTTAAGAATTGTTCTATGCTTGTATTTTTTATTTCCCAACGATCTTGATCAAAATAACTTGCAAGATTGTTTTCTGCAAGAGTAGTCATGTCTTTATTATATTCTACCCCGCAATAAAATTTAGCACCTTTATCTAATACGTAGGCTCCGGATCCTCCCACACAACATCCTAAATCTAGTACTGTCTTGTTTGATAAATCGTAATCAGTAAATATTATATCATGTCTACTGTCCATGAACTGTTCTGTGATTGTGTACTGAAAAAACACACGGGCAGGTCCTATTAAATTTGACCTAGAAATTCTAGGATCAGTATTAATAAAATTAGGATACTTACTAAATGTTGACATACATCTTTCTTAAATGGTCTCCATACGAGGATTTGAACCTCGGCTTCTTGGTCCCAAACCAAGTGCGCTACCAGGCTACGCAATACGGAGTTTATTCTTTACTCTTTCTCAACTTCATTCCAACAAGTGTGCCAAAGAAGGCGCCAAACGCTGCTGGAATTAATAACAAATAATTTGTTGTATAATTAATAACTGCTACACATGCAATCAAAAATACAACAGTTGCCCATATACTGGCTTTCATCACTTGTTCATCTTGTACTGCCTTTAAGTAGTAAGTATAAAAGATATCAGTAAAAAAAACTGCAAAAAAGGTAACAATATAATCAATCATTTGTTTGTTATTGGATGCGGGACTTGGATTTGAACCAAGGATTGCAAAGGCTTATGAGACCTCGCCGGTGACCGGGCCCTTCCCGCGCAATTATTTATCTTATTCTTGGTGCGTGATAAAAGATTTGAACTTTTGACCTCTACCGTGTCGGGGTAGCGTTCTTCCACTGAACTAATCACGCAATATATTTAACTCTGCACACTTGTTTAGGTAGTGTGGCTCACCTTTACTTACTTGTGTATTCCAGTCGGCCAGTGCGTCATCATTCGCACTATCGCTAACAAACTTATAACACAAGAATTCAATATTATTCTTACTACACACTTTTGCTATAGCATATGCTTCCATATCTACTACATCAGCGGGTATCTGTAGATTAGGATCAGTAACAAAGTTATCACCTGTACTACAAGTGATACCTGTTCCCAAATCTAATACTATGCCTTCTTCAAAGGGTGTTTGTCCGGGTTGACTTCCCAACTCACAACAAACCATATCCCTTTGAACAAACTTGGACACTTGATGAAATCCTGAATGAATCGTGATTCCTCCAGCAGTACCAAAGTTTACAATTCTTTTAGGCTTATGTCGTTCAATAAGCATAGCAGTTGTGCTAGCTGCATTGACTTTACCCACACCTGTATAAAACACATTAGAATGTTTTGATAGATTAGGTGCTTCTTCTTTTAGTGCAATTAAAATGATAGTTTCCATCATCTATTTACACTATGTATAACAGGATCGTTTTTTACGGTTTGAATTAAAAGTTCAATGTATTTATTTGCTGAACCGATCCTTAACTTGGTGGAGGATAACAGAATCGAACTGTTGC